CTTTTCGTTAACTTTCAGACCGTATGTACCGGTTACGCGCCGCCAGAGATGATAAAACTCCAGCGACCCGGGAAACATACAATCGTCACCGTTAAACCTGCCCAATCTTTTCCTACCGTTATCTGACCCTTCGTGTATATCCCTGGCAATGTCATGACAGGCCTTGTTCAAAAGACAAAGAAGTGGGAAACTTATGAGGTTTCCCATCATCGACCCTCGATTGAGAGGCCTATGAACGCCTGACTTGCTGACCCAGCGGATATTCCGAAATGATCCGATCAAAACCCTCTTCTCTTCTTCCGTTAGCCGCGGTTCTTCCGCGATCGTATCGACGATGACTTCAACAGCGTCCAGATAAATAAGGTTCGTGGCTTGTTCGTAATCGCCACTTATGATCCTTTCGCCGGATTTCAAATCGTCGAAGACCGCGTCAAAATCCTGACGGGTAACGTCCCCTCTTACGCACCACCCTTTATCAGTTAGGTGGTCATACAAGGCCTCATGAACCGGACGTAGAACTCTCTTCACGTACGCCGGTTGCATGGTCACAACTCGAAATTTTCCCTTTGTCTTTGCAATTCCAACCCTAAGGCCGGAAAGGTCGTCGCAGGGACCGGCTTTGGCGGCCAAAGTGCCACCCGCCCGCCGTTTAACTTCGAAGCAACCCTGTTGATCAGGGACATACCCGTTCTCTTTTCCCAACCCCCATTCATTTCCCAACCAGAAATCTTTCCTCCGCCCCTCCAGTTTCCTGCCCCATCCTTCAGTCAGCTCGCGGACGCGACGCTTTAGGAGCCAGAGCGGGTCATAAGACCAATCACACTCGGGCATGATTGCCGGTTTAGCGACAAAGTTTTGCCAAGCCTCGCGAGCCCTCGAACCCGCACGAATATCGCAGGGTACACATTCGCAGTCGAAGATTCTCTTCACACTCTTTACGAGCGATCCAAACTTCTCCTTTGTCTTTTTCCTTTCGTCTACCTTCTTTAGTGCGGATAAGAGGGCACAAGCCTCCTTATCCCATGATTCTCTTAAAGCAGAACAGTCAACCTCAGTATCGAATCGAGGAATATCACCCGGGAGTCTAAACTCCAGGCAGATGATTTTGGCTGCTCTATTAAGAGCTTTTCCGAGCGACCCGGCTGCAGGGCAGCGGGCTGTCTTAGGAGATAACTTCCGGGTAAAACCGGCCTTCTCTCCAAGCGGTCCAGGGTTGTTCATCTTGAGTTTGATTCAAATTAAACCAAGGGCCTCTGACTCTTAAG